TCGGATGCTTTTGGTGGGTAATGCCGCCAATTATTCCAGTTAAGTGTTTAGGTTTTATGCAGTTTGCCCCATGAACAAACTGCATTGACAAGAAGTATTCTACCCGTTCAGACCGCGATGGTTTGAGCGGGCTTTTATTTGGCATTCTGATTGATTTTTATTAATTTTACCGCATGTCTTTTTAGGCATAGTAAGTAGTTCTTGTTCTATAAAGTAAAGTCCGAAGAGTTGGAATTTATAGAACTTACACTTAATCAATTAGTTAATACAGACTTTCCGTCTTGTCCGTGAGGATAGGACGGATTTTAATTATAGGCAGAAAATTGGAAAGACTTATGAAATGGTAATTTTATTTTCCTTGGAATGAGAGCCAATAACATATTCCGATGTTACCGCTTCCATGGAGAGAATTTGGTTCTTGTTTCCATTAACATTTGATATGGCATACAACATAAGATAGCCGCCAGAATGGTTTGGGTATTTACTGTTTAAATAAAAACTGAAAGTATTGTCATTATCAACGTAGCATACGATATAGTTACATATTGTTGAACTGTAATTTTCTTTGGATAGACGACTGTCTGCGAATTTGTTCTCCCAATACTTTATATTAACAGAGAAATTCTCATTACTCATATTGTTTTGGTTAAAACCTATAGAGCATTGCAACCTTATGGCACGATATTGTGCCGTACTTATTGCTGTTCTAATTATAAAGCCTTTTACATTTCCAGCTGAAGGAGTGGAAAATAACTTTGGAAATAAGCCTCCTATTAATGTATTCATCACATTTGCCAAATCACTTTTCTTTATTTTCCCCTGACTACCATCTGCCAGTTCCACATACACATAGTTTGTATCAGTCACTATCTGACACTGGTTCATTGCTTGACTTATGTTTACTTTCTCTATCATATCCCTTGTACTTTTGAGGGTCAAAGGATATGACGGGAAAAAGATTGTTATGAGCTCTACTGTCAATCAAGTAAATGATATGGACTTCCAGTTCGTCCATTCCCCGTAAAAATTGCTGCTCCTGACTTTTAAAGTATTTCCCAATAAATCGGATTTTAGTTGAAACCTACACTGACTATAGTTAACGCAAAGAAACATACCAGAAATACCAGAACCATCTCCATTTGAATTGTAGCCAAATCCGGAACCTATTTCATCCAAGGAACCTTCTACAATACCATAATTCTTAAATGGAAGTAAGTTGAAAAAATCGTTTTTCTTAATCTTCCCTTGGCTATTCCCTTTTTCCACATACACATGGTCTGCATCAGTTACTATCTGATACTGGTTCATTACTTGGCTTATGTTTACTACCTTCTCTATCATACCTTTGTATTTTTGAGGGTCAAAGGATATGACGGAAATAAGTAATAAACAACAATGAGCACAATAAAAGTAAAAGTTACTGAGCAATTTATATCGAGAACGAGTAAGGAAGGCAGGGGAATAACCCCTGCTAATAATTAGTTATCTGCATGACATTTATTCCCGTTTCTTTATTTCCGTTGTTCTTAACAAATACAGTGCCATTGACAGCCTTCTTATTCAAAATAATCTTGCCGACCTCTGTGAAGTCCGTGGAAATACTCGCACCATTATTCAACAATATATTGGCCGATACTCCGGCGCCGATCATTATCAGGGCTGTCGCCCCAGCATCAGCCCATCGAACCATGTACATTCCATAATAGGATGTCTTCAAATCGTATTCCTCCCCCGGTTGCAATGTCAGTCTCCAGGTA